CGACGCTCTTCCGATCTATTAGTTGTCCTGTTTTAGTCAATTTGCCATACTCCTTTATCGATTCAGGTACATACTGATACAAATCATCTGATTTTGTATTAGTACATCCTTCAGATACAGTAAAGAACAATTGGGCTGTGTTAGCTACTTTTCTTGAAGAAATTGTGCCCGTTTCCAAACTTTTTATAATTTTAAAAAATCGATCTTGAAAATCTATAATAGATTGGGCATATCCAGCTGTAATTGAAGATTTAAACTTATCTCCGTGAATTTCAAAGGTAAAATGTTTTAAATCATCGCTATTAAAATCGACTGTATTTAACAGTTTTTCCCAAAAGTTATCAGACTCGCGTAATTTATCATATTCAGTGCAAAACTGTTTGATATCTTCCCATGTTTTGATTGTTGTTACCATTTTTATTCTTCCTTTTGATTGTTAAAAGTCAGTTACAACCCACCGTCACCAGACTTCTCAATGACTCTGCCAATAACACGAAAGTTAACATTTTCTTCATCATGTTTAATTATTTCATCTGGGTAGCTGTCACGATTGTCTGAACGAATGATTAAATCACCATTCATCTGAGATATAAGTCTTTTAACTCTGACTTCATTACCGAAGACAATGGCATAAACATGGTTATTGTGAATAGGAAAAGTATCGCTTAAATCTACAAGTATTCTGTCGTTGTTATACAGCACTGGTATCATCGAATCACCTGTAACAACGAATCTTTTGCAGTGATTTGGATTCACGCCAATACGCTGAAACCATGACAGGCGATACGTCGCAGGCACACTTTCGTGCTGCTCTTCATAAGTCGGTTCTCTGCCATTACCTGCAGCACATTTTATTGAATACTCTTTAATCTGAACGTAATCATCCGAAGGCTGTTCGTTATCATCCAACACAGCAATGTCATGAGCATCTGCATCTGGTGAACCTTTGCCGGTGATAAGCCAATTAAGATCAACATTTAAAGATTTACTTGCTTTAATAGCAACAGAAGCCATGAGTTCTTTGGTTTTCCCTGTTACCCAATTATTAACAGAAGGTGATTTTACTCCGCACTCTTCAGCTAATTTTGTCTGGCTTTTTCCTGTTTTCTTTAATCCGTAATTTATACGATCAGATAATTCTGAAAAATCAAACATATAAGCCTCCCTTACAAGCAAAAATCTTTAGTTATACCTAAAGTTTAGTATAAAAATATTTAGGTATAACTTGATTTTTATATTAGTTATACCTAATATGAATAAAAAGAAATTAATGGAGACTTAATTTATGCAGCATCCCAAAAACTACAAAAATTACCTTTTTATTGGTGACTTAATTGATGAGCTTGGAGGTTTTTCTTCAGTTGCAAAAATCTGCAACATCAGGGCACCTTCAGTTTATGGTTGGCTAAAAAACGGTATACCTAACTCCCGCTTAATGTATTTACAACTTGCTTATCCAAAACTTTTAGTTTGGAAAAAATATGACTTTAATCGTAAATAAGCTTCCTGAAGAAATCTGGCAGATGGATATCCCTCTAGCTTGCAAAGTTATTGCAGAGCGTATTTGTGCTCTGACAAAAAATGGCGAGCAAGAGTGCTTTATTTCCAATTCTTATATAGAAAACTTGTATGGAATGAGTCGTAGGAATGTACAGTACGCATTAAATACATTGCAAAAAATGGAGATTATAAGTTCTCGAGTAACTCGCAAAAGTGATAAGAAAGTAAGACTTGTTTCTTTTATTTATAAGACATTAGAGTCCAGATTTGATGATTTTCAAAAGTGCAAAAATTGCACTATTAAAAGTGCAAAAAATGCGCCCCCTAAGTGCAAAAATTGCACTATTAAAAGTGCAAAAAATGCGCTTTTCTCTATACATAAGAATGATCTTATAAGTAAGGATCTTAGAGAGGATCAGAAATCCCCACTCTCAGAGACGTCTAATTTAAGTTCAAACACATATTCTTTAGAAAATATCAGAGCTACATGCAGAGATTGTTTTTCAGAGATGATGACTGATTATCCAGAATTGAAAAACATGAATTCAGACATTATTGCTGATGGTTATTTTGCCTACAGAGAAGAATACGGCTGGAAAGGTGTTAAACAGCTTAGATTGAATCTTAAGAAGTGGATCTTGCGTGATCTTGAATCTGCAGAACGAAAGACAACACAAAATAAAACAGGTCAGACTAGACAGCAGGCAAATGGTGTCAGCTCTTTTCTTTTAGGCGAGATGTCGGCTGATACGAGCGACCATACAGCCGACGATAACTGCATCGAAGTTGATGCATTTGTTCAAGAGGTAGTAAACAAATGAACAGAATAGATTTTACCAAATTTTCAGAACAATGGCGCATTCTGGTTCAGGTTAAATCAGGGAAAATTGCATCTGACCAGAGTTGTCACATGATTTATGAGCTTGTTAAGAACTATTCAGAAGAGGTAGTTCTTAGAACAATTCAGAGCCTATACACAATACCATACCAGATTAACGCCGGAGATATCGTAAATTTACTTATGCGTGGGGGATATACACTCCAACAGTATCAGTGTAAGGCAAAGTACATTTATCGCTCTGTAAGTGAATATTTTCGACGTGACAGCGATCTCGTATTTTCTGACAGAATTACAGCTTTGACTTTTTACACCGTCATCGGTTCTCATGAGGCTTACTGTCAGACTAATCGAGAGGATGACACTAAGCTGGCTAAAGCCTTTGTTGATTTTTATTCAAACTATGACTGTAGCAGTTTTCCTGATGATATCGATGATCTTATGTTGGTGCAGTCTAATCATCACTGTTTCGGTCAGCTTCCTAAAGTTGTCTTTATTGGTGACAGCTCAATCTGTTCAGATATCTGTAATCGTATTTATGGAGTCGGTAACTATCAGATAGTTCCAAAAAAGAGAATTAAGCCTCTGTCTCTTCCTCAGAAAGAAAAACAGTATTCACAGGAAGAATATAAGCAATTTGTTGATAAGGTTCTATCTGAGCTTGGGGGGCTATAAGCATGAAATTTTATGATGCAAATGCTGAAAAAGCTATTCTGTCTTATGTCCTTCATGAAGGTACTAAAGCTTTCTGTAAATACAGAGCAAAACTGTCAGTTTCTGATTTCTATTACGAAGTTTGTGCTGCTTTATGGGACAGCTGTAATCAGTTTGTTATAGAACATCAGACGGAATCAGAGTTTGATACTGTATCTCTTTACAATCTGATGAAACAGAAGTCAGAAGATTATGTTTCTTCTCTTAAAGATATTGCTGAACTTAAAGAGTCAAAAATCATTGGAACTGCAGCAGACGAATATGCATCTTTGATTAAAGAAAACAGTAGAAAGAGACAACTGCAGACAACTCTAAGTTCAATGCAGAACATGGTTGAAGAGAGTAACGACACTTCAGAGCAGTTAAAAGCAAAGCTCTGTCAGATGCTGGTCAGCACCAATAATGATTCAAATGTTCTTAACTGCGAGGATGCACTTGAAGTGGCAATCAGATTTATTAAATCACTAAGAGATCATGATGACGAAAAATCACTTATTTTTCCAACAGGCATTAACAGGCTTGATGTTCTTCTTGAAGGTGGTATCCGAAATGACACACTGAATATTATCGGAGCTCGTCCTGGTATTGGTAAATCCGCATTAGGTTCTAATATTCTCATCAATCTGTTAAAGACAATGCCTACTCTTAAGCCATGTGTGATCTTCTCACTTGAGATGAATAATGAACAGGTTATACAGCGTATTCTGTCTTCATTCTGTGGCTTATCGGGAACAGAGATGACACAGAACTCCAGAATGTTAGGTTCACACTGGCATGAAATCATAGCTCACTCTACTGAATGTTTCAGTCATAAAGACGACAATGCTCCAAGATTACTAATGTGTGACAAGAGCAATCTGTCTCTGTCTGATATGTCCTCAATGCTTTCAGATATAAATCAGCGTTATGGTGGTGTAGGTGCCATTATGCTTGACTATCTGCAGTTAATGCCTACTGATGTGCGTATTCCTAAAGCTATTGCACTGGGTGAAATCTCAAGAGGATTAAAAGAGATTGCAAGAGCGTTCCATGCTCCGGTATTTGCCCTCTGTCAGTTAAATCGTGAAGTTGAAAATTCAAAGGGTGGAGCTCCAAAAGCAAGCAATATTAAAGATTCAGGCTCTATAGAACAGGATGCCGATTTAATTATTCTGATCACAAGAGAAAAATCAGAAGCAACCCTTCATGTTGTCAAAAACCGAAACGGAGCTACAGGAAGTGTTGAATGTAACTTTAACGGAAATGCCTGTCTGTTCAGTAATGAAAAACAATATGACTATGAATATCTGTAAGGAGTAAAAATTGCAGCTTAAATTCTCAGTACCAGGTACACCATGCGGAAAAGGTCGACCAAGATTCTTTGGTGGTCATGCTGTTACTCCGGCTAAGACACGCAACTATGAAGCTCTGGTGAAGTATGAGGCTCAGCATGCGTTGGACTCCATGGTGGTAAAGCCAGACTACTCACAGCCTTGCAGAGTTGGTATTAAGGCTTTCTTTGGAGTGCCTAAGAGTTACACCAAGAAACAGCGTGCGCTGATTAGTGAGTATGGCAGTTCAAGAGTAAGACCCGGTAAGCCAGATATCGATAATATCATCAAGGCAATTCTTGATGGTATGAATGCGATTATCTATCGCGACGATGTGCAGGTTACTGAATTACGCGCATCTAAGCTGTGGGCTTGTGATGACGAACAGCCAAGAGTTGAAGTTTGTGTGGAGTGGGATGATGACTAGATTTATTCTTGAAGCTATTCAAAACGGCTACAGCTCTGAATATCTCAATCTGCTGCATAACTATGGGCTGTGGGCTCGTTACTTTGGCGCGGTGGGATATCTTCATCCAGGATTAGCGCATGAGGATTACATTATTGACGACGACAGTGCGCTTGAAGTGGAGAAGGCTATGTGCTGGCTTAAACAGTCACGTCCTAATGTACATAGGCTCTTTGCGATGTATTACGTTCGTGGGCTTGATGAGTACGATATCCTGTCGGTACTCAAAGAGCGCGTTGCGGTTAAGCGTGTACGTCACAAAGACAGGTATGATGCCACTCCATATGATGACGCTGTACGCTATCTCACAGGAAGTGCGGTAAGAGACATAATCGTACTTGGCGAAAAACTGGTACTCGATTATCTGCAGAAGGAGGTTAAGCATGAGAGCGTTTAAGTACGAAGGCACTGAATACAGATCAATGGCTGAATGTTGTAAGGCTCTGGATATTTCGTACCAGAAGGTAAGGCGCTTATGTCGTCATTACAAACGCGCTCATGATGATCCTGCTCAGGCTGTTCGCTGGTGCCTTAGTGTTGATAAGCTGTCACATCTTGAACCAAAGACACTGCAGTATGCTCAAGATCTTGAGAAGAGCTACGACAGACAGGAGAAATTCAAAGATAGAATTTATCAGAAGTTTGTGGAGAGTTTTTAATTTAATGCTATACTTTGGTAAAGATTTGTTTATGGAGAAACAAATATGTTTAAGTTTGCAAAACTCTCTAATTTTGTTTTCGAAACGTCTGATTTGCATACTCTTGGAATGGCTGTAGAACAGAGAAATAAGCGCATGATTGCCGAATTAAATTCAAAAGATCAAGAGCCTTATGTTTTCGGTATAGGCAGACATTTTGACAATGTGGGTTACTTAATTAGAAACGCTGCTGACAAGGTTATGAAGAATGGTCAAGCAAACTAGAGTAAACAAACAGCCTACAGTGATTAACAGCAGTGTAATGTACCAGGGGCCATTACCAACACCGGAAGCTTTTGCTGGTTACAATAGTGTATTACCTGGTGCGGCTGAACGAATTTTGTCAATGGCAGAATCTGATCAGCAATTGCAAAAGACTAGTATTCTTGAAGAGCAGAACAGAAAGAATCAGATTGTACAGAATAGTCATACTGAAAATATGGCTCAAATTCGCACAGGGCAGGTTTTCGTTTATATTTTATTATTTTTCTCAGGTATTCTCCTTCTATCTGGTTTGTTTATGATCGTTTTTAAGAACGATTGGATGGGGTGTTTACTTGCCGGTCCTTCCTTCATTGCTTCCTGCGTTCAAGCAATACGATATATCTTTCCAAGCAAATACAGTCGTCAATAGTTTTGTTGTCAAGGTACTGTGACAGTATTTTTATATTTTCGGGTGGCAAGGCGCCCGAAATTCGTCTAGCTACATAGATTTTAAAAATATGGCTGCCATCCTCATAACAGACAGCTATAATCCCTAAAAATACTACTTTATTCTTTAAAATCAAATGGATAAAAAGATCGTTAATTGGTCGTTAATGGATCGTTTTTTAAGAATATACTATAAAACAATTAGAGTGAAAAAAGTACGTATTGAACATCGGTGCTTTCCTCTTCCTCATAGATTATCCTAATTTGTCAACAATAAAGCTCTCAAGAAATTGAGGGCTTTTTTTATTTCCTATGTATAAACATTTAACCCCAGAAGTCATTTATTTGATGATTGGTACAGCATGCTCATTCGTGATGGCATATTTACGCTCTACCAAACGCAAATTCATGGCTAAGATTTGTGAAGCACTGACATGCTCTATGCTCTCATCTGCACTTATCTTAATTTCAGAGTATTACTTTAAGTGGCCTTTGGAGTTAGGTGTTGCAATTGGTACATTCGTAGGCTTCTTGGGCAGTGACTATATCTCTTTAAAGATTAAACAAGTTATTAACTTGAAAGTTGAGGGTAAATCAGATAATGAAAGTAAGTAGTCATGGTATTGCTCTTATAATGAATTTTGAAGGTTTAAGAACTGCTGCATATAAGCCTGTATCAAGCGAAAAAGGATGGACTATTGGTTATGGTCACCATGGCTCAGACGTTAAGCATGACATGGTATGTACCGAACAATGGGCTTATGAGCAGTTACAACGAGACCTAAGACAGGTTGAGCATCAGCTTATTTCAGCGCTAAACGCAGATGAGATTGAAGTCACGCAGGGGCAGTTCGACGCATTGTGCTCACTACTGTTCAACCTGTCAGGTGGAATTTACAAGCTTGTCAGATTCAAGCTGTGGGCAAAGCTCAAAGCTGGCGACACTAAAGGCGCTGCACATGAGTTTCTTGATATTAACAAGGCTGGGGGCGTAGAAGTCAAAGGCTTAACACTCCGCAGAAGGGAAGAAGCTAAATTATTTCTTTCTTAGTCTAAAAAGTAAGGTGCTTTGTAGTTTTCTTATATCATTTGCCAATAACTTATTGGATAGAAAACTACAGCTTACCGGTCTGGTGTATGGGGCACGTGATCAGCTTAGGCTGTGCTGACGAGCGCGGTCTGACAGTGTAGTGGTTATTAAGTTGACCGCTCGAGGCTGTCTTGCGATTAGGGAGAGGTTCAATTCCTCAGACCGGTTCCAATCTGAGAAAATTTACTTATTCGTTAAGTTATTTTTCTTCTAAAATGATAATATACGCGCAATAACTTGTTGAGGTGTAACAATGTCATTTTCGTATCGAATAGGTAAGCCTTTTTGGAAATGGTTTGCAAAACGAGGAGTAACATTAAGATTAAGAGTCGGTGTAGGTTATGACGCCGAGGCTAAATGTTACTATGTGGTGTGGTCAGATCTCCCAGGAATAAATACTGATGCAGATACTCTTGAAGAATTAAAAAAGAATATTCAGGAATGTGTTGAGTTATTACTTGAAGATTACATATCCGACACTTCCAATGTTCATGCATCAATGAGAGTTCCGGTGTTGAATTAAATGGGAGATCATGATTATTACAAGCGCCTTGTAGAGATTTTAAAGCAGAATGGATGTTATCCTACAAGATCCGGAAAAGGCTCGCATGAAAGATGGTTTAATCCTAAAAACAATGTTCCGTTTACAGTGCATAAATCCTGTAAATCAAGATTTTCAGCGCAGAAGGTCTTAAATGATGCAGGTATAGACGTAAAGATTTAGTCTAAAAATGTCACAAAAGAAGCTCACAGAAATGTGGGCTTTTTTCGTTATTGGAGTCGCCCAATGTTATCCGTTAAAAACACATTAGTTGCTGGTGCAATAGCTTTTGCGGTTGGTTATATCGCCGGTTATGCGACAAGAGACGATCAGGCAGAAATTGAACGTCTGAATGTTGCGAAATATGCACTGGATCAAGAAAGAGCTAATCTGATTCAACAGCTGGAGGTTGAACATGAGCACCAGAAGACAGCGCAAATCAATGCAGCAAAAACGCAGGAAGATCTGGATGATCTTGAAAAGCGTTATGCTAGTGCTATCGATGAACTTAATGCTCTGCAGTTGCAGTTCTCAGAGTACACCGATTCCGACACAGCAACACTGTCCAAAGATGCCTCCGCTTCCTCAGCAGTATCACAAGGTAAATGTGACTGCAGTAGAAAAGACAAAAGAGCATTTCAGAAATTACTTAATGACCAGATGATTGTGGCGAAAGACTGCGACATCAATGCGACTTACCTCAACAATCTGATTGAGTGGTATGGGAGCATAAGCAAATGAAAAAAATATTAAGATATTTATCAGTTATTTTTCCTGCTGTTGCTTTGGTTGCAAGCTCTCCAAATCTTTACTCTGCTTGGTCTTCTCTGACTGATTATTATTCCGTTGTATGGGTAGTTGGTCTTTTTTCGGTAACTGTTCTGTTTGGTGTTGCTCTTGATACTCTTGTACAAAATTTGTTCCGGATATAAAATTTTTGCCATATTCATAAGCTTTAGGTCCAATAAATGGGGCAACCGCTAAAACTACAGAAATGATTGTTGAATAATAAAAGTATTTACGGCTTTCGTCTTTTATTAGCCCTAATTCTTCTTTTTCTTTTGCTGTTAAAGGTAGTCCTGAAATATTATTCTGGATTTCAACAAAATCCTTGTCAGCATAACTAGCAAGCACATTATTTAATACGGAAATTTGCTGATTTCTGTAGTACGCCATGAATATGGTTTGACACCTTGTATCAAGTGACTTTAGTTTGTCAAAGCCTTGAACAATTTTACACATTCTCTGAATCTGTTCTGGAGAATATCTGAAACCATACTGAAAAATAGAAAAAGCTGGCGCTTCAAAATATCCCTTGATGTAGTCAACAGATTTATAAATAGACTTTAAGGCTTCTGAGAGTTTATTGTTTTTCAGAAATTCTTCAGTAGGCAGATTCTTTTTAATGATTTTTACTGCATTAGCAATGGCTTCTTGCTGATTATTCATAACAAATCCTTGTATATAAAACGACCAAAGCACAGATGATTGTCGCAGATTGTCTGTGCTTTCTAATTCTTAATATATGCCTAATTTATTTTTAAAACCATGTCAATATGCCGGATGTCATAAGTATGCTGTTCAGGGTTCATGCTATTGTGCTGAACATAAAAGAACTATGAACTATGATGGACGCTCAAGACATAAGTTAGGTTACACCAACACATGGCTTAAAGCTCGCAAGGCTTTTCTAATTGCTCATCCTCTTTGTGTTGAGTGCGCTAAGCTTGGTAAGACAACACCTGCTACAGAGGTTGACCATATCATTCCTCACAAGGGAAACAAAGCTCTCTTTTGGAATGAAAAGAACTGGCAACCTCTTTGCAAATCATGTCATTCTAAGAAAACATTTACTGAAACTCTTGGTAAGCGATTGCTAGCCCCCGAGGGGGAGTTAAAAAGTTGACTGTGATGCTTTAGAAACGCCCCGTAAGTTCTTTACACGCGCGTGCAAAATGGAAACTTTTTTTAGGCAGTCACCACGAAAAATCGCTATCAAAATCAAAAAACGGTTATAAAAAATCATGGCTCGACCTAGAAAACCTACAGCAATTAAGAAGTTGCAGGGAACTCTACAGCCATGTAGAACAAACTTTAATGAGCCTGTTCCTAAGAAAGCTTTAAACACAGTTGAACCTCCTGACTTTTTATCCAAAACTGCACGCGACTTGTGGGTGTTTGCATTAGCTCAAGCACCTGACGAGTTGCTTACAACACTAGATTTTTCAGTATTTGCATGCTGGGCAGACACAATGGCAAAGATCATTGAGTGTCAAGAGATCTTAAATCGGGAAGGTCCCACTGTTATTGATGAAAAATTAGGCGTTTCAAAGCCTCATCCCATGCTCAAAATGCAGAATGATCTTAAATACATCCTGAAAGGGTATTTAACCGAGCTTGGTTTTACTCCAGCATCACGCTCTAAAGTGAGTGTTCATACTAAAACAGAGAATAAGAACCCATTTGCTGACTTGTAATTATGCGTAACTACATTAAGATTGCTAATAAGTACATTGAAGATGTGCTCAGCAATAAGATACCTACCTGTAGATACGTAAAACAAGCCTGTCAAAGACAAGTAAAAGATTTAAAGAAAAAGTCATGGGCTTATCACTTTGATACAACCTTAGCTTGCAGAGTATGCAAATTCATTGAAGCGCTTACTCATGTTAAAGGTCCTAAAGCTGGTGAGAACATTAAACTTGAGCCATGGCAGATCTTCATATTAACGACTGTGTTCGGTTGGGTAGATAAAAACAATCTCCGTCGTTTTCAACGGGTTTATATCGAAGTGCCACGTGGTAATGGTAAATCAGCATTGTCATCAGGTGTTGGCTTATACATGCTATGTGCTGACAATGAGAAAGGTGCTGATGTTTACTCTTTTGCTACCACACGAGATCAGGCAAAGATCGTTTTTGGTGATGCTCAAGCTATGGCTAGAGCTAATCAGCCATTAAAAGATTGCTTTGGCTTAAGTGTTCTATCCAAAACCATGGTAGTGCCTGGCACAAACTCAAAATTTGAGGCTAAATCAGCTGATGGTAGTACCCTTGATGGTTTGAATACGCACTGTGGCATTATTGATGAGTTGCATGCGCACAAAACACGTGAAGTATACGATGTTGTAGAGACATCTATCGGTAAACGTTCACAGCCAATATTATGGTGTATTACTACAGCCGGTTTTAATTTAATCGGTATCTGTATGGAAGTGCGCCGTTTCGTATGCAAGATCTTAGATGGCAGCGCAACTGAAGAATCTCAGTTTGGAATTATTTACACCATAGATGATGGTGACGACTGGAAGACAGAAGATGCTTTAATCAAAGCTAACCCAAACTGGAATATCTCAGTACAGCCTAAAGTAGTGTTAGCTAATCTTTCAAAGGCTCTGTCTGATCCTGCTGCTGAGAATAACTACAAGACAAAGCATCTATGTGTCTGGTGTAATGCTGACAGCGCCTTTTTTCAGATGTCTAAGTGGCGTGAGTGCTATAGACCTGAGATGACACTTGAAGATTTTGAAGGTGAGTATTGCATCTACGGTTTAGATCTTGCAGCTAAAACAGACATCACTGCCCTCGTAAGGCTTTTCTTTAGAAAAGAGAAAGATGAAAAGGTACATTACTATGTATTCCCTGAGTTCTGGCTTCCTGAAGATAAAATTCAAAGCTCAGCAAACTCTCAGTACAAATCATGGGCAAAACAGGATTTAATCCACACTACAGATGGTGCGATTAACGATCTTGAATCAATTCAAAATTACATAGCTCAAGACAGTCAACGTTTTGATACTTTGGCTATAGCATTCGATCCATGGCAAGCCTATCAGTTAGCCTCTAACCTGATGAATGACGGTATACAGATGGTTGAATTAAAACCTACTGTAGCTAACTTTTCAGAACCAATGAAAGAAGTACAGGCGCTTTGCTACCAGAAAAGACTGCATACAGATGGTAACCCTGTGCTCGAATGGATGGCATCTAACCTTGTGGCCCACATGGATGCTAAAGATAACGTTTACCCTCGAAAAGAAACACCTGATAACAAGATTGATGGCATGGTTGCTCTAATCATGGCTATGAAGCAGGCTTTACTTCTTGATGTTGAGAATGGTTACTCTGATGGGCACACATTTAACGATGAGCCTTTAATTTTTTAGGAACAACAAATGAATTTTTTTAAATGGATTAGAAATTCGTTTACACCAACAGCTGACAAAAGAGGTTGGCAAAACAACGCTCCTATGGTTGCTGCTGTTCCTTCAGCAAGTAAACCAACTCCTGAGCAAGCATTACAGGTATCTACAGTATATGCCTGTATCGACTTGCTTGCTCGTACCATGGCATCGCTTCCATGTGATGTGTATCTAATCAATCAGGATGGTTCACGCTCTCGAGATACTAAATGTAATCTGCATGAGATTTTATCAGTATCTCCAAACTACGACATGACACCGTTTGAAGTTATTCAAACCTTAACTTTAAACTGGGCCTTACGAGGGAACGCTTATGCTTTAATCTCTCGTAAAACAGATAAGACAGTCAAAGCTATCTATCCTTTAAACTCTGATCAAATGCAGGTGTTCATGGATGATAATGGTGATTTGACTTACAGATACTACAACAAGCGTGATCAGTATGTAGATTACAAATCAAGAGACATTCTACATTGGAAATGTATGGGTAACGGCATAATGGGCTTATCTAAGCTTGACTATATGCTAGCCTCTGTAGATGAATCGATTAAAGCTCAGACAACTGCCATTGATGTCTTTGCAACAAAAGGCAAGATTAGAGGTATCCTCACAACTGAAGCTACCCTCAATCCAAAGCAAAAAGAAGATATTGCCAAAGCGTTTAATGAAGCCAGAGAGCGCGATGGTAATCCTGTACTGCCATCTAATATCAAGTTTCAGTCTTATTCTTTATCACCTGCAGAGCAGCAGTTGCTACAAATCAGAGAGTTTACTGTAGAGGAAATTTGCCGTTGGTATGGCGTTCCTTCTGCCCTCATAAATTCTGATGGTGGTGCGCCAGGATCTAACCTTGAGCAGGTCACAGCAAACTTTTATAAGTCAACTATTTTGCCGATGTGCATCTCTCTTGAGCAGGCAATTATGAAAAGATTGCCTTGTATCTCAGAGAAAGTAAATCATCAGGTGTCATTCAGATTGTCATTCCTTAACAGAGCTAACGATCAAGTTCGCTCACAGGTTAATGCTCAGGCAGTACAAAACGGTTGGAAGACAAGAAATGAAGTGCGTATTGAAGAAGGTTTAGCACCTGTTAAGAATGGTGACATCCTCACAGCGCAGAACAACTTACAGCCTTTATCTATGTTAGGTACAGCAAATCCTACACAGACACCGCAAACACCAATATCAACACGACCAATTCAACAATAGAGAGTTTTAAGCAATGAATATTGAAGAGTTAAAAGAGCTACAGCTTACTCATTCCGAGCTGAAAGCTCTCGATGATCAGGAACAGTCAGGAGTGATTGAAGGCTATGCATCAGTTTTTGGCTCTATTGATTCATCCGGTGACACCATCCTTCCTACAGCATATAACAAAGTGCTTGGAACTTTGCCAAAGATGTTCTTTAACCATGACACTTTTGGCGTGCCAATCGGTAAATGGACTGAGATGTCTGTAGATGAGAAAGGCTTAAAAGTTAAAGGGCAGTTAAACCTTGAACTTGAAGACGCTAGAAAAGTGTACAGCGCTATTAAGTTCGGTTCACTAAACGGCTTGTCAGTACATCTGATGTTCACTGATAAAGACGTTGATTGGGATGATGAAAGCGATGTCCGAATTATTAAATCTGTAGCTCGTTTACCCGAGATCTCGATTGTTGGTATTCCTTGCGAGCAGAAAGCGCAGATCATCGCCTGTAAGAATTTTGAGAGTATCAACTCTGTAAGAGATTTTGAGAAAGCACTAAGGGATTTAGGAGCTTCACAAAAAGAAAGTTTGACCTTAGTAAGTCAAGCTAAAAAGCTATTTGCAACTCAGAGAGATTCTGACGAGAAACAGCTAAACCTAAAAGATATTTCTGCAAGATTAAGCAGATTAACCAAAATTATGGAGACAGAATAATGTCAGATGCAGTAAATGAGATCTCTAAGTCCCTCGACAGCTTAGAAGAGTCAATTAAGAATGTCCAGGAAGAGCAAAAGAACGGTAAACTTTCTTTAAAAGCTTTTGAAGATAAGGTCGAAGAGTTAGGCAACAAACAGTTAGAACTGGCAAAATCTCTAGCTGATGTAACTCAGGCTTTAGACAAGAATACCAAAGCTTTAACTTCAAATGACGAGGTTAAGAGCTTAGGTCAGAAAGTAGCATCTCATGAGGTTGTTAAGAACTATCAGCATGGTACCTCTGCAGTATTTACCATCTCAACTAAAGCAGATACTATCAATAAGTCACCTGCAGCAAATTCAATTACACGTAATACCATTACACCTGCTTATCAGGCAGGTATGGTCACAATGCCTGATCAGCCTTTACAGATTGAGCAGTTAATTCCACATTTTCCTGTATCAGTGGATGCAATTGAGTACGCTAAGGAAGGCACTGTTACTGATGGATCTAAGGTTACAGCTGAAGGTGAAAAACTAGGCGAAACCATTATAACTAAGCCTTCTTTACATACTACAAATTGTGTAAACATTGGTGCATATACTGTAGTAACTCATCAGTTACTTACTAATGAGGCTGCTTTAGCTGCATTCATTGAAATTAAGATGCAGTATAAGTTAAGACTCAAAGTTGAAAATCAGCTCATCAACGGCGATGGTACAGATGTCCAGTTAGCCGGATTACTGCATGAAGGTAACTTTACTGATAAGACCTCTATCGTACAGAGTAAGCTAGAAAAAGATGCAACCATGTTTGATTTTGCAATGTGGTTAAAGACAGAGTTTGAAAATCAGTATATTGTTCCAGAACATTTACTTCTAAGTCCTGATGATTGGACTAAGTTAGCATTAATGAAAGATGCTAATGGTCGTTACATTTTAGGTGGACCTCAAATTCTTACTTCCAAGAATGTATGGGGATTGCCTGTAATGACAACTCCGTTTTTAAAAACAGGTAAATATATCTTAGGCAACTTCACCTTAGGCGCAACTATTCACGACCGTGAGGCTTTAGATTTCAGAATTTCTGATTCTGATGGTGAAAACTTCAAGTCAATGCTTTACACCTTCCGTGTAAATCGCCGTTTAGCCTTTACTGTAGAAAATCCATTAGCAATCTTTGCTGGTGACTGGAGCTTACCCAGTTGATGCTCAATCAGCAAAAGCACAGGCGGTTAAAAGCAAATAACACTTACTTGTAGTTACTTAGCCCTCTTAATTGAGGGCTTTTTTTTATAGGATTTCTAAAAATGTCTTTTCAACTTTCAGCTCCAATAGCTCCAGTTTCATTAGAAGAAATTAAGGCGCATCTGAGAATTGATGATGATTTTGAAGATCAGCTGTTAGAGCACTACATCTTAGTAGCAACTCAACAGGCTGAGCACATCATGCAACGAGAAGTTATTTTTAGAAATGACAAGAACGCATTAGCTAAAACAATTGAAAAAGTACCACCTACAGTAAAGAGCTTTATCTTTTGTTACGTAGGTGATCTTTACTCTCATAGAGAACTGTCTGATGAATCAGGCTTAGTCGTCTTTTGGAAGCATCTTTTAGATCCTTTCATTATTTACAACGATGAGGACGAGTAATGAGCGTATCAGAGCCTTTGTCAGGTGAATTAAACAAACGCATTGAACTCTTCTCAAGAGTAGACATTCCCTCTAAAGAGTTAGCAGCAGTTTCACAAGATACAACCATTTGCAAAGTATGGGCAAAGATTGAGCCTACAGGTTCAGCTTACTGGTTAGGTTCTCAGACAGAACAAAAAGCAACTCATCGCTTTTGGATAAGAACCATTAAGGGTAAGACAGAGCCTATAAACATTGAACATGGGGTGTATATACGCTTTAAAGACAGAGCTTATATGCCAGTACGAGTAACTGACTGTAATGGTCGTGGTCGTTTTACTATGATTGAAGCTCAAGAACTTGGCATAGACAGACCAGAGCAGGGCACACCTTTAGGAGTAATGCTAGATGAGTAGCATCGGTATTCCTGTCAGCTTTTCAGTGCAGATACCAAAAGAACTTCAAGCTGATGATTTTGATTCAAAGATCATTAAATCAGCTTTAAGAGATGTTGGTAAAAGTATTCAAAAGACAGCTAAAAAGAAACTTTCTAACCGTAAAGGTGTGATTTATCCACGCTTGCAGTCAGGTAGATTGCGCAAAGCTGTAAAGGTTCATCTGTCTAAACGTAAAGGCAAGTTCTGGATAAGAGTTCAAGTCGATTCATTCAAAGATTTTCCTTTCTGGTACCCAGCACCACTGATGTATGGTCGTAAAGATGGAACCTTAAAACCACGCCATGATGCGGTTGTTGATTCCGGTGATGAGTTAAAAGAAGAAAGTTTAAACGCTGTATCAGATGCTTTAATGAAAGGCTTAAAAGGATGGGGATAAATGAAGCTAAACACTACTATTGAAGCCATACGTAAGCGTTGTCCTTCATTTAATAACAGGGTATTTGCTTTCACAGGCCCTATGCAGTTGCAAAACTTACGCCCTGAGAAGTTACCTGCAGCATATGTAACTATGGTAGGTGAGGTTGCTGAAGTTGAGCAGATGACAGCTAACTCTTATCTTCAAAACATCACTTCAACTGTTGGTGTCTTGATTGTAGTCAATTCACAAGAAGACAGACGAGGACAAAACGCATTTGATAAAGCTGAAGATCTAAAAAACGAGATCTTAAAAGCGCTGCTTTCATGGTCGCCAATACCAGACGATAACATGGCTGTTTATTCTTATCAGAAATATAGCGTGCTTAAGGTTGAAGAGCCTGTCTTAGCCGTTCAGATTGATTTGCAATGCACTTATGAGATTAGCAGTAAAGATACAAGACAGCCTGATGAGCTAGAAGAAACAACAGGCAAGTTTAATGAGCTAAATGCGACTGTATCGGACGAGTTCAAAGGCGGTGTTGATGTGATTGGTCAGAGTGATAAGCCTGACGGTCAAATCGATGCTCAATTCAAATTTAAAGATTTATGGTAATGGTACTAGGAGAATTAAATGTCTATTTCATTTAATCATATTCCATCAAATATCAGAGTGCCTCTGTTTTATGCAGAGGTTGATAATTCGATGGCAAATACAGCAACAGCCACTAAAAAGGCGCTGTTGATTGGTCAAAAAACAGATGGTACGGCTACAGACGGTAAACCTACTCTAATCTCGTCACAGTCACAGGCTATGACTAAGTTTGGACGTGGTGCACCTTTAACCTTAGCTGTAACAGCTTTTAAAGATCAGAATACATCTACAGAGCTTTGGTGTTTGCCAATGACCGTAACAGGCACTCCAGCATCTGGAGCTGTAGAACTAAAAGGTATAGCAACTGAATCAGGTACCATCGCTTTTTACGTTGGTGCTACTAAAGTTCCAGTAACAGTTGCTAGCGGTACCTTAGCAGCTAACATAGCTACAGACCTAATCAATGCAATCAATGCTAATAAAGATCTTCCAATTACAGCATCTACATCAACCACAGATACAGAAAATGCTACAGCAATTAAACTGACAGCAAAAACTGTAGGTTTGTATGGTAATGACATTCTGTTAGCCACTAACAGACAGGGAGCTACAGGTGGTGAAGAAGACATTGCAGGCATCTCACTTACTATTACAGCAATGAGCGGTGGTACTGGTGAGATTGACTATGCAAAAGCTTTTAAAGCCGTTGAAACTGAAACTTTCTGGTTCATCGGTTGCCCTGATTCCTCATCTACAGCATTAGATGCTTACAAGAAGGAAATGCAGGACTCTACAGGACGTTGGGCTTATTCTCGTATGCAGTTTGGTCATATCTTTACTGCTAAGCGAGGTGATGCTGAATCATTAGTTACTTTTGGTAAAACAAGAAACGACCAGCATGTAAGCTTGTTTGGTATTGAAGAAAACAATCCTAACTTGATCTTAGAAGTTGTAGGCGCAATCTTAGGTCGTGCTGCATCTTACTACACTAATGATCCTGCTCGTCCTTTACAGACAGGTCCATTAGAAGGTTTGTTAGCTCCATCTATTGAAGACAGATTTGGCTTTAATGAGCAGAATACTCTGCTATCAAATGGCATTGCTACTTTATATCAGCAGAGTGGCACCGTGATGATCCAAAGAGCCATTACAACCTATCAGTTTAACTCTTTTGGTGACGCTGATAACAGCTATCTTGATTCAACAACTCTGTACACCTTAGCTGAGATTATCTCGCGCTTAAAGACAGCTATTACCTCAAAGTATCCACGTCATAAGTTAGCTAATGACGGTACAAGATATGGCGCAGGTCAGGCTATTGTTACTCCTTCTGTAATCAAGTCAGAGTTAATTGCTCAGTATCAGAAGATGGAAGAGGAAGGGTTAGTTGAGAATGCTGATTTGTTTGCTAAGTATCTGATTGTAGAGCGCGATGCAAACGATGTTAACAGAATTAACGTACTGCTACCTCCTGATCTTGTAAATCAGTTGCGTATTTTTGCGCTGCAAGCTCAGTTCCGTTTACAGTATTCATCTACAGATTAAAAGGAGAATAACATGGCACGTGTATCAGGCGTTTGTTATGTCAAAGTGGATGGTGAGCAACTTGAAATTCAAAGCTCATGTGAATATCCATTATCAAAAACTAAAAGAGAAACTATTGAAGGTGTTAATGGTCCTGCCGGCTACAAAGAAACAAGGATCACTCCTTTTTTAAACATTGATTGTATTTTATCCCCTGAGTTTCCAAGACAAAAACTAGTAGAAAGTGACGATTTAACTATTGTTGCAGAACTAGCTAATGGTACTGTCTACACTCTGACAGGTGCTTATGTTGAAGGCGACATCACAGGCAATGCAATTGATGGTACAACTTCAATTACCTTTAAAGGCAAAGATTGCAACTGGAGCTAAATATAACCGCCTGTAATGGGCGGTTTTAGGAGACAAATATGTTATTTAAATTGACAACACCAATTAAGACCCATGACTCTGACAAAGAAATAACCGAGTTAGAACTTCAAGAACCTACTGTAGAACTTTTAGAAAAACTGAATTATCCATACATCATTGATAATGATGGTAACTTACAGTTTAATGCAAAAAAGGTTTATCAGTGGGCAAAAGAACTCTCTAATTTACCTCCATCAACCGTCAAGAAGATCTCATTCCACGACATGGAAACCTTTAAGAATGGTTTAGCTGTTTTTTTTCTAGCCTCAAAAGAGCAGGCTGCGGAGATTTGGAGCAGATCAGTAACTGGCTCTTTAACTTAGCTTACTCATGGCATCTTGATCCTTTTCAACTCAAAAAGCGCTCTATAACCGATTTGTTAGAACTTGGTAGACAAACAGAGCGTATTCAAGAACAAATAAAACAAATGCGCAAGGAACGTTAATATGGCTGGCAAGACAGTTAAAAACAAAGTTGTTGTATCTGCACAGGACAAGGCAACACCTGCTCTTTCTAAAATCAAAAAAGAGTTTCGTGTTTTTTCTCGTCAAATTAAAGGACTTGGTAATGAGTTAAAAGGATTAGGTTCAATTACAGCACTACCTATAGCAGGTGCATTTGCATCAGCGGCTGCCATTGTTAAAAACTCTATAGGTTCAATGGTGTCTTATGGTGGCGCTGTAGATGATGCCAGTCGCAATCTGACAATTGCATCTGATGCACTTCAGGCATTCAGATATGCTGCAGATCAATCAGGTTCATCAGCGTCTCAAATGGACAGCGCAATTGCTATGTTAAATAAGAACATGGCAAATGCTGCTAACGGTTCTAATAAGAACTTAGTAGGTTTAATGAACCGTTTAGGCATCTCTATGAGAGATTCTAATGGTAAGTTAAAAGATGCTGCACAGTTAATGCCAGAGGTGGCAGATGCAATTAAGTCTCAGACAACTGCAACACAGAAAGCTTATATTGCTACTCAGTTCTTTGGTAAGTCAGGTCAAGGCTTAATCAAAACCTTAAATGATGGTTCAGCAGGCTTAGCTGCACAACGTAAAGAAGCTGAAAAGTTCGGTGTCATTATGGGGGAAGAAGATGTAGCAGCCGCTACATTGTTTGGCGACTCTCTGACACGCACCAGGTATGCTACACAAGGCTTGCAGAATGCTATTGGTGGTAAGTTGCTTCCAATACTTCAACCTTTGCTTGATGATTTTAATGATTGGATTGCAAAAAATAGAGAGTGGATTGCAACTACCATTGTTGATGCTATTAAGGACTTTGCTGATTCCTTAAAAGACATTGATCTTAAATCAGTAGTGGCAGGCTTTGTAAAGTTTCTCCAAACCTCAGCCAAAGTATTTAATGCCCTGGGTGGCTTAAAAACTGTAGGAGTGGCTGTAGCTTCACTTTATGGAGTAAAGGTCATTGCGTCCATTATGGGCGTGGGTAAAGCGATGCTGTCATTGATACCAACCATAGTAAGTCTCTCTGCTGCCCTTTGGGCTAATCCTATTGTGTTAATAGTAGGAGCTATTGTTGCAGCTATCGGTGGTTTAATTTATGGCGGTTATCAACTCTACAAGCACTGGGACGAGGTTGTAACTTGGTTTACTGGCGTTTGGCAGAATGTAAAACAGGCTGTAGGTGCTTTCTTTGATTGGTACTTAGGTTTATGGGGTATCTCAGCTGATGACGTTATGGCTGTAGTTAAAAGCGTATATGACGCGGTTAGCTCAGTTTTCAGTAAGCTGTGTTCTTTTATATCAGATGAATGGAATGGTTTACTTGCATTTCCTGATAAGTTAAAAGATGGTTTTAAGAACTTGGTAAGTTTCTTTTCTGATTTATGGGAACAAATCAAAGATTGTTTCTTTAAGCCATTTGCCTCAGCTATGGAAAAAGTATCATCTTTAAAGGATGGCGCGGTAGGTCTGTGGAATAAAGCTACAGGTTTCTTCTCATCAGATGATGATACAGAACAGTCGCAAACAGCATCTATTCAAATGCCAGAACGCACATCAAGAATACTCAATGAACCTATGAGACAACCATCAGCTTTAGGTCAGACAATTATCCAGGGTGAAAATAAATCAGAGGTTATTGTCAGAATTAAAACAGATGAAAACTCAAAGGCTGAAGTTGAGCATGAGCGTACTACTGGTGCTTCTCTTAATACCTCTGTAATGGCTGACACAGGCGTGACACGATGAGTTTATTAAATGTTAAGACATTAAGAGAAGCCTCTTATGAGGGGATTCGATTTGATGTTGATTCAGCAACCCTATCTTTTGGTAGAAGAACTGTAACACATGAGTTTCCTCAAAGAGATACCTCTTATGTTGAAGATCTTGGAAAAGCTACAAGACAGTTTTCTATTCAAGGCTTTATTGTAGGTGATGATTTTATTGATCGCTCAAAAAGGCTGATTGATAAGATTGAATCACAAGTAGGCACTGACAGACGTGCCAATCATGGAAAACTGGTACATCCATGGTTAGGTTCTCTTGAAGTAACACCTATTGATAATCCTAGCATTACTTATGACAGAGCTAAAAGATTTTGTACTTTTACACTTACTTTTTTAGAAGCAGGTAATGAAAGCACAAAGAAAATTACATCATGGGCAAATCAGCTTTTAAGCAAAGCAGATGCTTTATATGCAAAAATTTTTGGCGATTGGACACCTGATAAAATAGCCGGAATTGTTGATGATGTAACCAGTCAAATAAACTCATGTGCTGCAGTATTATCTTCCTGTCAGTTTGCCCAGATGTTTAATCTTGGTAACGACATTTTAGAAATGGGGCATGACATAGCTACTTCTTTGTACAACAAGAAGGAACAGGCAAGATCTAGTCTTCTTGGTGCCTTAGGTTTATCTCAGTATGCTCAATCAACTACTGATTGGAAATTAGCTTCTATCAAGTGTACAGATGCTATTACTTTACCAGTATTAAAGCCAGTTAATGTAGCATCATCAACAGGAACATCTAAAAAACTCTCAGACAAAGAGAGAATAAATGAAGCTGTAGATGAAATTAAAAAGAATTTCAGACTTGTACTTATAGCTAATGCTATGGGTGCTATCAGCATGATTGGTGAAGATAATGATGTTGATACTGACAGTAACAGCAAGAAAACTTTATCAGATGAGCAAATTCTTAAGATTAGAAATAATCTGTTAGATGCCATTGATGCTGAGATGCTAATTCAAGGTACTGATGATAATCAGGACTACCTTGATTTGGTTGACAGCTATGTAGCTGTTTATAAATTCTTAACAGAAAAACTTAACGGTGATTCTGGTATTGAGACTGTAACTCTAAAACAAAGTGAGCCTTCATTTGTTCTAGCTTATGACAAATATGGCGACTCAACTAGAGCTGATGAGATAGCTGAGCGTAATGATGTTATCAACCCTCTCTTTATGCCAGTAGGTAATTTTACCGTATCAAGAAAATAGCTCTTTTCTAATTCTTCACTAAGTTTTTTGAACCTATAATTGGATTAAAAGATAAGTGAGGTTTATATGAAAAAGTTAGTTATCGCTTTATTTGCTTTATCTTTAGGTTTATTCAGTATTCCTTCATATGCTATTTGGGAGGGAGTGAATGAATTGCCTTCATGGGATGATTATGTCAAAGAACATCCTAACAGAGGAAGGGAACAAATTGAAAAAATGCTACAAGATAGCGCCAAATCAGATTGGAAGAGAATTATTAGATCTCAACCTGAAGTGTTTGATATGACCATTGATGGTAAGACAAGAGAGTGTTACTACGAAGGCAAAAACATAATTTGTGAGTAGATATGGAGTAAGGCAAGATTTATATGAAAAGGTTGGTTATATTACTGATTACCATTGTATCCTTAGGGTTGTTTAGCTCTTCTGCATGGGCGATTGCTGATGATTACTATAGTTTACCTACATTAGAAGATACTTATAAAAATAGAGATTTGGCAAAAGAACGATTTAATAAAGATATGAATACTTTAAAAGGCTCTGATTGGAAACGCATTATTAGATCTCAGCCTGAAGTTTTTGACATGACTATTGATGGCAAAACTAGAGAATGTTACTACGAAGGTAAAAATATAATCTGTGAGTAAAAATGAATAATGATAATGAAGTATCTTTAACCATAGGAGGTTCAGTTTATACAAAATGGACCTCTTTTAGTATTACCACCGAATTAAATACGATCAGTCCTGCTTTTTCTGTAGGCATAGTGTCTAAAACAACATCTTTAAGAAAAATAATTGATGTAGGTAAAGTAGTTCAAGTAAAAATTGGAAATGACGTTGTCCTCACTGGTTACATTGAACAAACTCCTGTAAGCTATTCTGCAACCTCTGCAAATGTGGGTATTGCCGGACGCAGTAAAACCTGTGATTTAATCGACTGCACTGTAATGGTCGATGATCCTAATATCTCTTATGAAAAGCCTAATACTTCAAATTCAAACTATGTAAGTTGCCCTCAGAATGCTGCAACAGAGTACAAGAATGTAGCTCTAGAAACTATTATTGCTCAGCTAATCATGCCTTATGGTATTAAGCTTGTTAATGAAACAAAGCCTTTAACTAAGAAGCGTAACTTCTCAGCAAAGCATGAAGACACCGTATTAAAAGCTCTACAAAACCTTACATCTACAGAGAATTTGCTTTTTTACGGTAATGAAAAAGGTGATCTTGTAGTTACTGAAAAAGGCAAGCTCACAGCTGATGATGCTTTAGTACTCGGTCAGAATATTTTTACAGGTGATGCCAGCTTTGATGCAAGTAAGATTTATAAATACTATCGAGCTGTAGGGCAAGATAAAGGTGTAACCGGCAAAACAGGACATGATGCAAGTAGCCATAATTACACAGCTGTAGATGATAATGTATCCAGAACTCGTCTTTTAACAAAGAAAGTTCAAGGTGCAGCAGATACAGCAAAATGCAAAGTTACAGCTGAAGGTGACAGAGATTATTATTTATCTCAGTTTTATAAGATTACATATAAAGTTCAAGGCTGGCGCCAGTCTACAGGAAAGCTGTGGAAGATTAACTCTCTTGTAGATATCAAAGATGATTTTTTAGACATTGATACTCAAAAGTCACAAAAGTTTTTAATTACTCGTGTTGTTTTTAATCTAACTGAAAATGAGGGGATGACAACCACTCTTGATGTAATACCTCCTAATGGCTGGAGGTTAGAGACTGAGAATGAAAAGGTCATTATCAAGAAAAGTAGTAACTCTTCAGCTGATTTTTCATGGATTAACAAAAAGCAAAATTTTATGAGTGCATAAATGGCAGCAGATATTGAGCGCGGTACAGTAACCATCTCAAAAAATGACGATGAGTTAAGAGAACTTCAGGTAGAACATCAGAGTGGTGAAGTTCGTCAAGATGTTGAACACATGGAGCCTTATGGCTTTTCGTCAGAACCTTATACAGATAAGAAAACAGATGCTATTACATTTTACACAGATGAAAGTCACGAGTTAGGCTTTGTTATGTGTGTGGCAGACAGACGTTTTAGAGTTAAGTCATTAAAGACAGGTGAAGTTGTTATCTATGACGACAAAAAGCGCCATATTTATCTGAAGCGTGACTGTATCGATATTGATGGTGTTGATGATCCTATCAACATCCACACAAAAGGCGATATTAACATCACCTCAAACGCCAATATCAACATTAAAGCTGACAGTGCGGTTAATGTAACGGCTGACACTGTTAATGTTAAAGCATCTACAAGCACCGTAGTTACTTGTCCTCAAAATACCATCAATGGTCCTTTAACTGTCACTCAACTGATTACAGGTCAGGGCGGTATGGTTATTAGCGGTGGTAGTGGTGCTCAAATCACAGGTAACATACAGCAAACACAGGGGGATTACACCACTACAGGATCTATCCACTCTGATGGAGATACTACAGCCGGTTCAATTAGTCTTAAATCGCATATTCACACAGGTGATAGTGGTGGCAGTACATCTGCACCAAGGTAAATTAAAATGCAATCAACTCCACCTCACGAAAGGTTAATTCATATCTTTCGATGTCATAAATGGCATACATTAAAAGCTCAAATAGAGAATAAAAGCTGTTCCGTAAAATGGAATGGCTTTTTTTATGCCTGTACGGATGTATCCCCTCTTGTAGGTGTACCTGCTCTAATGTTTAAAACTGATGAACAGATTATTGTTTTTGACTTCTCAGCAAGCCATTTGTGTCCAAGACAATTAGAGAAAATTAAAAATGAAGTTATTTCTTAATGGCAGTTTAGTTCAAGCTGATATGCAAGATTCCTTAACAAGGGCAGTGATTATCTCATTGTTTTCGTGGCGCAGAGCTGATGATAGTGATGATTATGATCATGAGCTTGGTAAACAGGGATGGTGGGGCGATTCTCTTAATGAAGATGAGATAGGTTCAAAGCTCTGGCAACTATTAAGAAGCAAGATCACATCTGAAACTCTATTAAGAGCTCAGGAAATGGCAGATGATGCTCTTCAATGGTTGGTTGAAGATGGAATTTGTACGGACGTATCAGTATCAGTAGAGCGCGACAGTAATGATCCTAACCGCATTAACCTATCTGTAATTCTAGAACAAGAACATGGCAAAACATCTTATGAGATTAAGGATATATTAAATGGCAACGATTAGACCTACTCTACAGGAAATCAAAGACAGAGTTGATAATGAAACAACCTCTAGGCTTGATAGTACTCAGCTAAGACGCTCTGACATTGTTGTTTTTAAAACAATCATCTCAAGTGTAGCTCACAGCTTGTATTCAGCTATTGAATATGGACGTAGGCAGTTGTTTATAGATAGCTGTGAAGTTTCTTATCTTGAGAGAATTGCATCTATTTGGGGATTGTCTAGAAAACAGGCAACTAAAGCTAAAGGTTTTGTTAAATTTAGCTATGCTCAAAATGTGTCTGACATTCCTCTGCACACAGTCATTCAGACAGACACCGGTCTACAGTATGAAACAATATCTAGCCCTGATTCACAAGGTGTTGCAACTGTCAGAGCATTAGAAGCAGGACAAATCTATAACATCTCAAAAAATGTTGAACTTAGCCTTCCTACTCCACTAGTTGGAGTAATCAATGCTGTGACCACAGGTGAGATCACTGGAGGTACAGATACTGAAACTGATGATAGCTTAAGAGCGCGTGTTTTAGAGCATACACAGAATCCACCAAGGCAAGGCACTAAGGATGATTATATTGCCTGGTGCCGTGAGGTGGAAGGTGTAGGACAGGCATGGTGCTATCCTCAAGAACAGGGCAAAGGTACAGTTACCATGCGTATCTTAGACGATAACATGAATTTACCTGACAGCGAGCTTATCAGTAAGGTACAGCAGCATTTAGATCTAATGTCAAACATTATGGCTACTGTGTTTGTTGTTGCCCCTGTTCCTCAACCATTCAACTTCAAACTAAAAATCAAGCCTAACAACCTCACAATGCGTGAACAGGCTGAACAAGCTATTAGAGATGTCTTTAAAGAGGAATCTGTGCCAGGTGGAAAAATCTATCTATCTCATCTTAACTTGGCAATCTCAAAGCTTACAGATGAAATTGATCATGTAATTGTAGAACCAAAATTAGATATTCAGGCTCAAGGCACCCAGTATCTTCCTACGGTAGGAGAAATATCATGGCAAGAGGACGATTAGGCTACAGTACAGATGATTATTACAAGGCTATGAAAGCTTTGTTGCCACGAGGACCAGCGTGGGAACTAGACGACCATACAACTTTAATGTCTATGCTTTATGTTGCAGCGCAAGAATTTGCTCAAATTGATGCTTTAATTAAAAAACTGATTGATGAGAGTGATCCTCGAGATGCACAAATAACTTTGTCTGAATGGTTTACTCAATGGGGTATTCCAGATGAATGTTTAAAAAGCATAGATAATCCAAGCATTGACTTATACCGCAAAGTTCTTGTTACAAAAATAGCAACTCTTGGTATGAGCTTTGGTGAGTTAGTTGCTCTTATCGCACGTTCACTAGATTATCAAAATGTAAGTATTCAAAACTTTAACACTTTTACAACTCGTTCTAATTGTTCTCAAGCATTGTATGACGATGAGTGGAAAGCTTACTTTATGACAATTACTGTTGATAAGTACAACAAGAAAGAATTTACAACAGCCTGGGATGCTTCGCAACCTCTGGCAGAATGGGGCGATCAGTTGTTTGAATGTATGGTTAAATCATTAGCTCCATGCCACGCTAATGTAATCTTTTTGTATGGTAAATCAGAATTATAACGGAGAAATATTATGGATTTTTACATGCAAGCAAATGCTGCAGAGTCAGCACCTAAGTTATCAACTTTAACTGAAAAGGGGCACTTTACATCAGGTTCACCTGAATTAGCAATTCCTCCTTCTACACCTGGTGCTGCATGGTTTGAAAGTGTAACCGCTGAAATTGTGAATGCTATTGAGAAGTTAGATGGTACTCCTTCAAGAGATAAAATTGACCAGTTGGCCACTGCCCTATTAGCAAAATTTGCTACAAAGGCTGATCTTGAGTCACCAGTGCTTACAGGTGATGTTACTGTTCCTGATCCAGTACAAGATCATAATCCAGTGACAAAGGCATATCTTGTAGATTTACTAAAAAGAATGTCTAACGTTCCTACTGGTGCTGTATTAACCATTGCCGGAGATAAGGTGCCCGAAGGTTTTTTACTATGTAACGGCGCAACGTTATCACGTACAACATACGCAGATTTATTTGCAGTAATTGGTACTCTGTACGGCAAGGGTGACGGCATCAATGCCACATCAAAATTTGGTACAGCTGTATTTGATGGTGAAGATGGCAACTCAATTAGAGTTACAGTTGCAACCAATGAAAGTGATGCATCAAGTTTTGATGTTACCACATATTTTAAAGGTTCATTAGTAGAAACACAGACTGTTAAAAAGGCAACTGAGCTTGTAAACAACTCATATATCACATGGGATACCACAGTAGCTTTAGTTGCAGGTGATGATGTAACTTTCACGGGCGGTACAGGTTCAACATTTAATCTTCCAGACATGAGAGACAGATTTGCCGAGGGTGCTGGTGGTACTTATAGTGTTGGTACAGCCGTTGAAGCGGGGTTACCTAATATTATTGGTAGTGTAAAAGCATATAACATGAATTTATTGTCTAAAGTAACAGGAGCTTTTGATTATGTTCAAGATGGAGGAGGGTCTATTCAAAGCATAAACGGAGGTATTGGTTATAATATTTTTAATATAGATGCCTCTAGAAGTTCTGCATTATACAGTACATCTGAAACTGTGCAACCTTCATCACTAATACTTAATTATGTAATTAAATACTAGTGAATATGGTTGGACAGTAGTCGAAGCTCCATAGATTGATGATACTCTAGTTGCATCGAACATTACTGTTGAGTTTGTCCAAGACTGACCTGTTTTTATATTTTCTGCATACGTACCACCTTTATAGAAAACACCTCCGCAACTTATTTCGTTAAGCTGTCCAAAACCACCAGTGATATTAGGTCCTAATATAATAGGTGCTATTGACCTTCACGGTAACTCAACTGACGCTTGTATAGACTCTTTCGGCGTGCCAAGTGGGGCTTTTAATGCGGTTAATGAATTTACTAAAACTTGTACTCTAGGTGACATGGCTATGTGCTTCGTAGGTTTTAGCTTTAGTGCGTCTAAGAGTAATGTAATGTATCAAGATGACGTTGCTACCGTACAGCCAAAAGCATTAGTATTTAATTATGTAATTAAGTACTAGAGCTAATGGCTGGACTGTTGAATTAGTATGATAAATTTGATTTGAATTTTTGGCATCAAAACCTAAATAAAGCTCCGTATCTCCTGAACCGCCGACAACATCAGAAGATAATTTAGCAATTTTTCTTAATGTAAAAGCTCCTGATATGTTAGATGATGCAGACCAAGAGCTGTTGGGAGACATGATGCTATCCACGCGACCAGTAATATTAGGACCTAATATCACTGGAGCTGCAAATTTTGCTGGAGCTTTTAATGGAGGCTGGAGT